CTTATCAATAGCCCTAATATGAAGCACAGCAAGCTCAGTATTGAAAGAAACATGACCAAACAAACCATGCTTTGAAAAAATTGTCTGGACTGTTGGAAGAAAGTCAGCGAGCTCAAAGTATTTATATCCTGCAAACTTATTGAAACCGGACTTCTTGAGTTCCGTGTTCTGTAGCTCGATCCTTGCCTTCTGTAATTTTTCGTATACATTACTCATCTCCTAACTCCTCTTGTATTAACTTTTCTAAATAGTGTTGAGCTTTGTATAGGTCCTCAATCCCACCTTTTTTCTTCCATCTAGATACATACTTAATGATGTTGCCTTCTAGATACCCAATGTTGTTAGCTACTATGTAATCCCATGGTTGAATGGCACTACGATAATGACTACCAGCAACCTGCCTTTCATTTGCTTTCATCTATACCCTCCTCGTTTTTTTCAATTAAATATCGCTCATACTGCTTGCACCACTTATTTACTTGGCAATAATTAGCGCATCGAGTACGATCGCCTGGTCGTATCTCAATTTCATAATCCTTACCAAGATCTTCCAATGATTTAAGAGCTGCATCCATGTCCTCAAACACAAACTTAGCTCTTACACCATTAATCTTTTTAACTGCATAGGTTGTTGGCTTTTCCCACATCTCTTTTGGAGTACAATCTGGCAATGGTTCGCCAGTTTCTAATGCATACTCTGCCTCGGAATGTTTCGCAATACGTCCTTTAATGTATGCTTCACGATCATCCAACGGCCACAAAGTGATGGGGATTTGTACCATCGCAGCTCTAGGGTAATTCTCTTTGAATTCTGCTTCACGGCTATTCCAATCACGTAAAAAAGCAACGATGTTTAAACCTTTAATCATGACTTTCTTTTGCGTTTCAATCAGCCATGCGTAGATATTAAGTTGTTGTTCCCATTCAGGTTTGTCATTCATAACTGACCATACAGAAGTGAGCTTGTAATCTGAAATGACAATGCCATCTGGATAAACTTCTTGCAGATCAACTGCGCCTGAGATCAGCCATCCATCTACTTCAGCGTGTAACCTTTGCTCAACGATGCTGTTCTCATTTTTACCATGCTCTAACACACCATGCATAGCTGAACCAAGGATTGACCAAATCATGCCTGATACATCTTGTTCCATTGCATCTTCATACTTTTTAGTCAATGCTACAATCTTAGGACTATTCAATAACTGAGTCGCAGAGATATTAGCCTTGCCTTTGCTATAGGTGGGGCGCTCAACTACATTGACAATGATGTCAGGTAGGTTGTACTGATTAGTGATTTTCACTTGTTGGCCTCTTTAACCAATGCATCAGCTAAGATAAATACCTTTTCAGCAAAACGTGGTACAGATGGATGACCTTCTAAGAAAGTAATATCCATGCCATTTAATACATAAGGCACCACAGCTGTAGCAAACTGATTGCGTAATGATTTATCTTGCGTTATACGCACTTCTTTCTTTGGTTCTTCTACTACTTTTGTAGTAGGCGCAGAAACTTTAGCTGTTACTTCTACTTCTTTAGTTGTTTCAGATTTCACAATTGCCTCCCAAGCACATACGGTTATTTAAAATTTCAAACTCTAAGTCTTCCATTAAGAAGTTCTCTATTAACTCTTCTGCTTCATCTGTGATCGGATCAAAGATACTTTCAACGGTCTCATATGTGGCTGTTTCCATCAGTAATCCACGATCTCTACCATGATCTGATAAAACAGAATCTATAAATTTAGTTGGATCAATGCCCCAACCTAGTACTTCTTGATATCTCGCTTCATCAATCTTTACTTCTGCTACATATAAAAATTTGCGCATATTAAGTTCCTTGCATTTTTATAAACATCTTTGGATCGTAAGTGCGTTCAGTACCATCATTCCAAGATACATGCACCCATCCATCGTATACAACATAACAACCATTGATTGTTGTTCCATCAGATCCACGTGAATAGATTTCAAATAACTTAGGATATTTTGGACAAGGTCGATCGGTAGCAATGATCTGTCCACCAGCATTGTTAGGCATTTGCCAAGTATCAGCGTAGGCAGAAGTTGATAGCATTAATGCTGAAAAAGTGATATAAAGAAAACGTTTCATATTAACCCCCTCGGTTGAATGAGACACAAGTTTGGCATAGTGTATTTATAATGTCAATAGGTTATACCTATATTTATTCACCTACTATAAAGAGACCGCATGGCTATATCCATCGAGTTACCATACCCTCCCTCTGTCAACCACTATTGGGGACAATCTGGCAAGCATCGTTTCATTGGAGCGAAGGGAAAAGAGTTTAGAAAAACAGTTATAGAACTAATAGAACGGGAAAAAATCAGGACGTTGTTTGGCAGGCTGGCAGTACATGTCAATTTGTATCCGCCAGACAGGCGCAAGAGGGATGTAGATAATTGTATGAAGAGTTTACTAGATGCGTTAGAACATGGAGGGCTTTATGAAAATGACTCCCAAATAGATGAGTTACATATCATCCGTAAGGAAATCATTAAAGGTGGAATGTGTATTGTTACTGTTCTTGAGATCTCTTGACCTGATCATTAAATCTTTCCATGATCACAGCCTTTTGATTCTCAATTTGTTTAAGTGCATCTGGAGATGCATTTTTACTTTCTAATAAGCGTTTACGTTTATTGATCTGATTGATTTGGTTCTCAACATTGTTTGCTGCTCGCCATAATCTAGCTTCAGGATGGTCTTGATAATAACCCATCACATCCCCTTGATCTTTCATGCGTCCTTTAACAACATTCTCATGTTCAGCCATATCCGTAATATTTTGATAGAACTTTTGTGAGGTTGCTGCTTGAGAACCTACATCACCCACAAAACGACCTACAAATGGAATGCGATAGGTTGGCACTTCTTCACCAGTTGTAGCAGACTTAGCTACTTCACCAGCCTTTAACAACTCACGACTAACACCGCCACCCACTTGACCAGCTAAGTAATCTAGTTGATCTGCAGTAGGACTAATGAATCCTTTAGCATGCTCTTCACCACCAGAAGTTAATAGGTTAAGTCCATAAGCAACCCCTTGACTGATTGAACTTGCATTATCACGTGATCTTTCCCAACCCGGTGTTGGAGCTGTAGCTTTATCCTCACGGCTGATCGGCCGACCGAATGCATCTTGATTCATGCCCAGGGCAACAATAGGATCCAACACCGTGGGCGCAAGCATTTGCATGCCTGGACTCATACCCAATGGGTTAAATGCATCAGCAATGGTACTTGCTAAATAACCTAGATGTTTACCGGTACGATCAAAGCCATTTGCAGTATAGTCAGTTGTAATACGACCAATGTTAGGGAATACGTTAAATCCTAATGGATATGGAATAGATAAGTATTTATTGTCTGGCATTGGTACAATAAAGTTCTTTTCCTTAACGAACTCAGGAATATCCTCTTCATCGTATCCTGCAGCGCCTAGAAGCGCAGATTGCATAATACCTATGCCAACACCTCCAGCTATAATTTTCTTGCCTGCTGGGCCCTTTAAAGTTTCTAGAACACGTGCTGAACCTTGCACAGATGCATTAAAGAATGCATAGAGTGAATTCACACGTTGTGAGAATGCACCACGCTTATCAAAGTTAACAGTTAGATTCTTAGCAAGCACAGCTGCTTCATGCTTATTCATGCCTTTATCTAAAGCTGCTTTATAAGCAGATAGACGCACAGCATTTTCCATCATGTCATTGAAGTCAGTTAATGCGCCACCAATGTAACCAAAGGCTCTACGTGCATTACCATTTTTAATTTGGCTTAACTTTTCTTGGATGATGCGTTGCTGATCTTGTCTACGCATTAAAGATTCACGATGACCCGCTTGTCCACCTTCACGCCTAAAGTCTTTATATAGTTCAGCCCAATCACCTTTAGTAGTCGTGATGCCTTTACGCTCATCACGCAATACGTTAATAATGCCACCCATCGCAGGAGTAATACCTTTAGCTACCTTGCCTTGCTCACCTGCAAGTTTGGTAGTAGAAAGGTTATACATGGCACCCTTAACGTCACGGAATAAGTTGACGAATCCGAATACAGGGTTATATTGCGTATTAACGTTAGCAAACCATCGAGTTGCTGCACCGATACCACGCATCGCAGCATTAGCTTGTTCAGCATCCATGTTTTGAAGTGAACGTGCCATGCGCATTGCATATGGATCTTTAGGATTAAAGAATACATATCTATCTTTGCCACCAATACGTACAGTAAAGACATGATCTTGGTAGCGAGCCATGGTATCAATTTTGTTTTGTACCACTTCTTTGCTGACCTTAATTGGTCTGCCTTCAATATCTTTTTGTTCTGTTTGTGCTGTGACCTTTTTTAAGTAACGTTCTTTAGGTTCAGCCATCAGATTCTTAATTAATTCTTCAGGACGTTCAATGCCTAATTTTTCAAGCTCTTTAATTACGCCTTCTGGATTCTTTAACGCATCTGGGTTAACAGCCATCCAAAAACCAGGTTGAGGATGTTGAACTGCAAGTCCATAGATTGCTTGTTGTACACGCATCTTTTCTTCACGAATCAATGCACGTTCATGCGCAGCCACAATGTTGCCGATGATGTCATCCACCTCAGCTTTAGAACCAAGTGCACGTTTACCAAAGTTGCCACGTACAGCAAAGCCTTTACCTACACCGCTAAATGGACTTTCACCCTCTTGTATACGATGCAATGGTACATAGTTCTTGTAGGTTTCATTCCACAAATCTAATACATCATGCGATACATCCCCTGACCTGCCTAAAACATGTTGGGTATGTTGAACCATCTTATCAAAATGAGATGCTACATTTTCTAATGCTGCTTTTTTAGATGGATCTAAGTTGGCTAAATACTCTCTTGCATCCTTCGTATGTATGCCAGATCCTTGATCTTTAAGAGGATTTTCTTTAACTAACTCGCCTGTGATTGGATCATATTCATCAGGATTGATCGCATTCATTTGAATGTTGCGTTCTTCTGCATGACGATTGTGCAGATAAGTATTTAATTCCTCTGGCGTAACTTTATTCTTTTCCATTTCCTTAACGGCTGGAAGTACGCTGTCGAGTAAGAACTCTTTAATTTTTGTAGCTACACGACCATGAAATGTTTGTTCTTTTTCATACGCACTGAACTTATGATTGATAGTATGACCAGCAGCCTTAATTGCCTTCTCAATATTCTTGAGATCTAACTGGTTATCTTGCAACGCATGCAATACTTTGTCAGTAAAGATCTTACGGCTTGCTTCATCAAAGCGAGACTGTGGCTCCAATCCTGTCATTGGATGTTGCCATGTAGCTTCTGGCGGTTTCTCACCCTTGTAGTTTACATCGCCAAATGATTCTGATGCTGTGTCTGTTGGTGAACTATATTTGCCATAACGTTCTAGTTTGTAGTTTTCTAAAGTTTTACCTTTAACTAAATCATGGGATACGCCCATTAAATCATCAAATAATGATTTATCTAATTGCTTTTCACCCTTAATTCCAACTGCACGTTTTACCAATGCTTTAAAGTCATCCCATAATGTACCAGGAACAGATTTTAATACGCTTGGTTGCTTCATCAAATGATATGTATATTCATAACTTGTAAAACCTTCAGCAAACATTTCACGTATGTTTTTATTTCCATACATGCCTCTTGGATCAGATTTTTTGGCAGCCCTATATACTTTTAGAATATCTTGACCAAGTGGAGTAAGGGCTTTATGAGTCCATTGACCATTTCTAGATTTACCAACTAGTACATGTTTATTTAATTCATGAACAGTAGCAGCATGAGTTACTTCATGCAAAAATGTTCTTAATGATTGCGCTCCATGTGCATGAGGATACATATGAACCTTATTATCATAAGAAAAATATGTACCACCAATTTTATTTTGCCCTCTTCTTACATCATATTCAGGTGTGAATAATTTTGATTTTTTTACAGGTTCAATCTTATTAAATGTTTTGGCTAAATCCAAATACCACGCATTTGTTTCTGGAGTAAATATATCTAAAGCATTCCCTGTACCAGGTGCTTCTTCCAACATCTTGATTGTGGTATCAAGTGCTGGGCCTACAGACTCATGATCTTTAATCGCTTTAGTAAAGAAATCGTGTTCTATTTTTCCAGCAATACGATATGGATTATTACCAAAAGTAAACTCACCTCTTGGTTCATTTAAATGATTTTCATATTCTTTAGCAATATTTTCTTGCTTAATATTACGTGCAGCCTGTTTAGCTTCAAGATGCGGTATAATAAAAGATGTATTTTCTGGAGTTAAAGATCCATCTAATTTTCTTAAATCTATTAAATGCGTTCTTACATTATATGGAAGCTGATCCCAAGGCTTGATATTTAAATCTGTCCATTCTTTTTGAGCAGAGCTATTTTCAAAGTTATCAATCTTTGTTTTGATAGACTCTAAATTTTCTTTTGGGATATTAACTGTTCCGTCTTTGCTAACTTCCAAACTCTTAACAACATCCATTTTTGCAAATGGAGGTAAGTTGTTGAACCCATGAGAAATATCAACCTCATGTTTATCCAAAATATTTGGCCAGTGTTGAGCAATATCCCCTAAAGCAATACCCTTTTCTGCAGAAATATTAATTAAATCATTATGATATTTATCATAATTAAGTTCTGGGAATGTTGGAATCTCAGGAACTTTGGTTGGTTCTTTAGCCTTAAACATACTACCAAACAATTCCGGAGCCTCTTTGCCGGCCCATTGTTCTGCTCTTGAAATCATGCCAGCACGAACTTCATCCATGTTCATACCATTATCTTTGGCATACTGAAGTGCATTTCTAACTGTTGTATATTCTGGACTTCCTACAAATTCAGGCTTATTAAAATCTTTTGCTTTAATAGCAATTGACCTACCTAAATGATGAGCAGATTCAATATCAAAATTATTGACTGCATGTAAATGAGCCGCAATTTCTTCATCATCAATACCTTTAAAAGCTGAAGAATCTTTTTCTAATTCTTCCGTTGCATTATGATCCCACCATTTTTCTTTTTGGCGTGAATTCATTGCTTCATATTTAGCCGCTTCTTCAGGGCCAAAATGCTTTTTAATAGCATCAATATCTAATGCATGATTAAATTCTATTGCTTGATTGTGAAGAGCTTGCAATTCATCATATGTCATATGTGAATAAAATGGTTTTTTTGGCTCAGCAGGTTCTTCTACTTTAATTGGTTTAACTTCTGGAACTGGAATAGGCTCAGGCGCAGCAACTACTGGTGGAGTTTCAGGCGTAGTGACAGGTTCAACAGGAGTAATCTCTGGTGTTGCTTCTGGTTTTGGTTCACCATATACAGTAGGATTTAGTTCAACAGGTTTTCCTTCTAACTCTCCTAGCATTGCACCAATATCTTGATTGCCTGATGGAGGAACTGTAGTCGTTGGTTCTGGTGGAGGTGTAACTTCTGGTGGTGCTTCTGGTGGTCTACGTAATGCTTCTGCTTTACCGCCTGTGATCTTAGCAACTGGACCTTCACCAATCCTAGCCATAGTACGACCAATATTGGTTTCTTTTTGTCCTGCTAAACCTAATGCGCCTGCCATGAGGATTTTGGCTGGATCTAATTCCTCCCCTGATCCCGCTTCATTGGCTGTTTCTAAACCGCCCGTGATGGCAGAATTTATTGCGCCATTTACAACAGCTGCTTTCTTTTCTGCTGCTAACGCAGCTGCTGCTCGCTCACCTAATCCCTCGGCACTTTTTAACAAGGCACCAGAGGGGCGCATGACTGCAAGGTTAGGTAATAAGGTACCAGCAAACTGAGCCATTGGATATTGTTCAGCTTCAGCACGTTGTTGTGCTTCAGATAATCCAAGCTTCTCTGCCACTTCTGGATGCGCCTTTAATGCCGCTTCTTGACCTTTTTCACCTAAATAACCACCTAGAAGGCCACCACCAATACCACCCACGACAGTTCCAACTGGACCAAATACAGAAAGCGCTTCAGCACCAGCACCAGCAGTAGGTAACATAGCAGCGAATGGTACTAAAGATTTTTCAATAGCATGCCCAACCGTACCAAGCATAGAAGCTTCTCTTTGTGGCGCTTCTTCTTTTTGAGGGAGGTTAGGATTGTAATAACCTGTATTATTTTCAAGATCGTAATTATCACCAATCTTTAATACATAGTCTTTACCTTTAGGACCAAATGAATTGAAGTCATTATTTTTCAAGTACTTATCAACAGCACCAGGACCTTGATGATAAGCCATTAAGGCCATTGCAGGATCTTGATATTTGTCTAAATACTTTTTCATTAGACCAACACCAGCTTGAATATTTTTGTCTGGATCTTTTAAATCTTCTGCACCTAATCCTAAAGTTTTAGCAGTATCTGGCGTAATTTGCATAATACCGTAAGCATGTGGAGATTTTAAATCATTAAGATTAGACTCGGTAACTTTATTTTCTTTAGTAAAATGATGTAGACGGCTCTCTTGAAACGCTTGTGCAATAGCAAGATCAGGATCAATACCCTGCCTGACAGCCTCATCACCAACTCTTATGGCAAATTCCTTTTGGCTATCCGTTAATTCATTAGCATTAAGTGCCATTGAAAATCCTTATTGATTTTGTTGTTTCTGATTTTTCTTTAAACCAAGGTAAAACTTGCCTTGTGCAGGAGCACTAACAGCAGCTGGTACAGGGTTATCATTATCAAACGGATTCAAGTCCCATCCTGATTTCTTTTTAGGTGGAGGTGGTGGCATATCTGTTTTTGGAATACCTAACTTCCTAAAGTTAGGATCATCTTTATACATATTCCATGCATATGCTTCAGCTGCTTTTTGTGCTGTAGCATCATCCATACCTGAAAGTGTTAGCTCTTTATAATGACTATCTTTAGTATGGTCATATTGACCTCTAATATAACGATAGTTTTCTTGATCAATTGCTAGTTTCTTATCTTCTGACTTATCTTGATATCTATGATCAATCTCTGCCAAACGTTCATCATGCAATTGTTTTTGCGCTTCAAGCGTAGCTTCTTTATTTGCCATGCTTGCTTGAATTTGACCTACAGTACCCAAGAATGAAAGGTCACGGGTTTGGTCTGCTTTCACAGCATCCAATCTCATTTGGTTCATCTTATTAATATCTGCTTGGTTTTCTTTACCTTCAGTACCCATCCAGTTCAATGTGCTTGTGCCGGCAGTACCTAAGTTAGTCAATGCATCAGCCCAGTTATGACCTGTACGTGCAGGGGCAGCCATCATGCCAAGACCTAAACGTAACAAAGCTTCATCTTTCATTTGAGATGTTCTCTCATCTATTGCTTTTTTCATTTCAGCAATATCTGGTTCCATTGCACTTGAAGCTGAACCTTTGCGTGTGTCTATACCTGCAAAGTCTACTTTTCCGTTTCTAATAGGCACATCACCAAAGCTTGTATGAATGAATCCATCTGGATTGGCAGCCATAGGTAGACCAGGCGCAGTAGGATCATATCCACCAGGAGCTGGAGCACTAGGCGCTGGAGCACCAGCAGGAGCACCGACCGGGGCATTACCAGCAGCGGGAGCTGCAGGCGCAGGAGATCTTGGAGGAGTTTGTAAAAGTGCTAGTTGTGCTAACTTATCTGGATTATTAGCCATCATCTGATCAAAACCTAAACCATTAGCTACAGATGTTGGAGGATTGTTCTTAGCTTTCCATGCATTATACTTATCTACTTCTTTTTGTGTTTCTTGCTCTCTTGTTAATGAAGGAAGACCTGGCGCTTCAGGCGCTGGTTCTGCTTGTTTAACAATGTTTCCACTCTTATCAAAGGTAGGATGTGCCGCATTATAAAAACCAGAAAGACTATCACCGACTGCTTGAGCTGCAGTAATTGGTAAACCAACAGTATATTTTAAACCAGCTTTTGCTGCAGGAACGACATGTTCAGCCAACCATTTATGGTTTGCATATGAATCACCTAAAAAAGATTTATTCATTTCAGCATCATATGCTAGATCATCTAAACTTGAACCTTCATGGCTAAAACGATGTGCAGAAGTATCAGGCACTTGATCACCATCAGCAAAAGCCAAGATACCACCACCAGCCATCTTAGTCATATCACCGGTACCAATCGCATCTAAACAAACACGATTAGGTTCTGCTTGTGCAACTTGTTGTTGAGGTGGTAATCCTTGTTGTGGCAATGGTAATGGCTGAGCAAATACTTTAGATGACTCTGGGTTATTGGAGATATAACCATTTAATCCTTGTTGACCTTGTGCAATGATCTTAGCAATAGCACTTTCAGATGGGCTATTTTGCACATCTTGCAGTTGATCATTACTCATCATTTTCATTGGTATAGCAGAGCCACCCATGGCCATCTTTTGAACGTCCATTAAACCGCCACGTTTAACTTTTGGAATCAAAGAAGATGCGCCCAATGCAGCAGTACCAAGGCCAGCTAATTGTGATATCCCACTTGGGGCAGCCTGGTACATTTGTGTCGTTGCTGATTGCATTGGCAAGCCACGTAACAATGAATTCAACGTGCTTAATTGCATGTATGGATATTGTTGTGCAGTTGCGTAGTTTTGAATTGCTTGGTTAATGATCTGTTGTTGTTGCGCTTGTTGTTGTGCGCCCAATGTATTTTGAGTGCCGAGCAAGCTTGTTTGTGCAGCTAATTGGTTAGTACCTAAGTTACCTAATTGGTTAGCACCAGCAAGTTGCGCTTGTAGACCTTGAAGACCTAAGTTAGCACCAAACTGTTGTTGTTGTGCAGCCAATTGCTGAGCTTGTGCAGCAGCTGATTGGTTAGCCAATTGAGATTGCAAGTTTTGACCAGAACCCAATTGCTGAACACCAAGCAATGATTGCAAGTTGGTATTGCCAACATTAAAGCCCATTTGTTGGTTAGCCAAGTTAGCTTGTTGTAAAGCTTGCTGGTTAGCCAATGACATTTGTTGTTGGTTGGCTGCATTTTGTAATCCATATTGACCTGCCAATGCTTGATTGGCCAAGCCAGATTGCTGAGCCATGTTTGCATTTTGCATGCCATATTGACCTGCAAGCGCTTGGTTAGCAAGTCCGGCTTGTTGACCAAACTGTGCATTTTGTAATGCTGTATTATAGCCCATGCCTTGATTAGCTAAGGCAGCTTGCAATCCAGAAGCTTGATTCAATTGTTGCGCTTGTAGATTCTGACCAGCACCTAGCTGTTGAATTCCAAGTGCAGCATTAAGGTTAGTATTACCTACGTTGTAACCCATTGTTTGGTTAGCTAAAGCAGCCTGTAGTGCTTGAGTAGCATTCATACCAGAGGCTTGCAATTGTGCGGCTTGGTTTTGAACGTTAGCTTGTTGAGCATTGCTTAAGTTAGCTAATGCTGTTTGCATGCCAGTTTGTGTACCAAGTTGCTGTACACCTAAAGCAGCATTTAAGTTTTGACCACCAACAGTCAATCCGGCTTGTTGATTAGCTTGTTGTGCTTGTAGGTTAGCAGCTTGCTGTGCATTAAATTGATTTTGTGCATTGTTGAATGCGGTATTGTAACCTTGAGAAATGGTTTGATTCATTGCAGTATTGGCATTGCGCTGATTTTCAGCTGCCATTAATGCTTCACGTGATCCACCAAACGCTCCGGCTTGAGTAGCACCTGCTTGTTCTTGTTGTCCTGTAATACCATATTGACGTTGAATCTCAGCAAGTTGAGGATCCAATGAGGCTTGCAAGTATGGGTTCATGTATTGCTGAGCAGTACCAGGCTGTGTAAAGTCTTGAGTACCGACTTGGCCAGCTGGACCCATTTGATATGTATTAAGCTGTGGATTATATCCAGTTTGTGCAGCTTGCATGTTTGTTGTCTGCATGCCAGGCGCATTCACCGCATTCACGCCACCCATTTGATACATACTTAAATTAGGTGCATTGACATTAGATGACGATACATTGCCAGGACCTTGGAACTGCGCTGCCTGCGCTGTTGGGGCGGCACCAAGTTGCGCAGCAGTATTTGTAGGCGCTGCACCTGTTTGTGCTGCTGTACCAGTTACTCCGGCTACATTGCCAGGACCGGTCATTGTGTAATTAGATAATGCTGGTGCTGAGGTGGACATAAATCCACCAGTTTGAGGGCTATAAGATAAATTACCTAAGCCAGCTAATGCACTTTGAGTCGCAGAGGTTGCTTGCCCAAACTGACTAGGCATAGTCATGTTAGCAGCTGTTGATTGCGCTGCTTGTTGCATAGGTGAAAACCCAGCTACATAGTTAGCAGGATTAGTACTATATGGAGTGTATGCGTTAAAACCAGTACCAGATGGGTTATAAATCTGGGACTGGGCCGCATTCAACATGTTCATGACATATGGCTGTGCATAGTCAGGAATATTAGTATTAGTAACCGTTGTTTGAGTTGGCGCTGCAGAACCACTACATCCACCCTCAAGAGTCATGCGTTTACCAATTGGCTGGAAAGCCTTTTCAGGCAACATGTCAAAATGGTTGTATCTCATATTATATTACCTTTGTAAACACTTTATCTGTTAGGTCATATCCCAAGTAATTAAGTAATCTTGAGTTATCTAAATGTATTTTTGTATGAACAATAATTCTATTCACACCAATGCGTTTTAATGCTTGCTCTGCATATTGGAATAATTTAATTCCAACTCTACCCTTGCGGTATTCTTTTTTAATAAAGTAAACATCTTCATACGCTGTCTTACAAGACTTGTAGTGAGGATGAGGCTGAATAAAAAAAGCAATATACCCAATGAGTTCACCATCGTTTCTGCAAGTAATTGTTCGTAACATTCCAGCGTTAGCCATAGTCTTATACATATCCCAATCTGGATCAAATGGGAATTGTTTGGTTACGCATAGCTCATCATAATGCTCAGGCAAAACACGCATGAAGTCATCAATGAAATCTACACCATTAACGTCTTCGTATACAATCATGCTGGTAGATAGTTATATGCTTTAGTATCAGCTGCAATGTCTTTAGTCTTTGCACGTTTAGCTTTGACACGATCCATCATTGCATATAAACGTTTCGCACCTGCATCAGTTGAGCCATTGCCTAACTCAGATACAATACGTGCTGGAATAACAAATTCACCTTCAGCCAATCTTGCCGGCTGTTTATGTCCGATAGATGCTGGGATTGAATCACTTACGCCATCGCCTGGACCTTTTAACAAACGGCCACCATCAGAATAAGATCCTAGATCACCTAGCCCACCCATGGACATGCCGCCATGTGCATATTTAGGAATATAAATATTAGTATTTATTGGAACTTCATTAACTGCAGGTGTTGTTGATGGCACAGGAGTAGTTGTTTGTGCAGGCTTACCTTTTCCTTTTGCAGCCATCATTTGTGATGTATTAGGATTAACTGTAGCCCCAAAACTATCATATAGTTTGGTAGGATCTACAATAAATTGACTTGACGTAGGATTTCCTTTTCCTTTTGTTCCAAATGGGGATGCGGCTGCAGATGCATTAGGATCAACTAAAAAATTACCTGAATTTGGAACTTTATAATTAACTGGCTGGCTTCCTGCAGCTAAGTGAGTAACCCCACCATCTGCATAGGCTAATCCACCTTCTTTAGCGCTGGTCGCAGGAGACTGTTGTGCAATTTGAGCCATGCTTAAAGAAGCAGGATCATGTACATATTGTTTATAAATCGCAGTAGGTGTCGTTGCTGCATAATCTGCATCTGACATTTTATAAATACCGTTATCATGCGCATTCGTATGATAAGCCATATGACTAGATGGCATTTCAGCTTTCGAAGGACTTGCCATAGCAACGCCTTCATTAATCGCTTTCATTGCATCATAAATTGATTGTGGATCATCAGCACTACCACCAGATTTATATGTAGCTACATTCATCAAACCACCACCAGCTGCAGTCATTGGATTATATGGGTTCTTAACGTAGTTTGGATACTGTGCAACATAATAAGGATTAGGTTGAGCAGGTTGTGTTGGGCCTGACCATTGTGGATTTACTTTCAAATGCATTGGGTTTGTTTCACCAGTAGCAATTGGTCCAGTAGGAACATCTGGTCTCATTGCCTGCATAGCTGCTCCAGCCACGGTAGTACCTACACCAATCAATGGCCATTTATTATTTGATGCAAAATTCTTAAATGCATCCCAGCTACCAGTCGCATTATTAAATCCGCTACTAAACTTATTCCAGTTTTGTTGCATTGAATCTGGAAGGAATGATGAAGATTGTGTTGGTACATTTGGTAAAGCTTGCGCTGGTGTTGGACCAGCAGTTGGTGCATTGCTAGGAAATGCATTTTGTACATTTGGATTAACTGCTTGACCTGATCCGGTAATACCACCAGTTACATCTGGGGATGATAGATTAATGCCAAGACCTTGTGATGTTGTCATACCACCACCAGTAGTATCTACAAAATTACCTGTATTCCCCATGCCTGTATCGGTGGCAATATTTTGAGTTGCACCAATTTCACCTTGTCCAGCATTTTGAACTGAATCTTGTGTAGCATTAAATGGTGCATTAGGATCACCAATGGCACTAAATCCTTGAGCTAAACTACTTCCTCCCCATGCACCTAAACCAGCCATCAAGCCTTGACCCAAGCTACCTGTAAGTGCAGCATCTGCTACGCCAATACCACCAGCTAATAATAATGGATCAATTTCAGGAAGAAATATCGCACCAGCGGCACCTAATACTGTAGGAAGAATGCCACCTAAGAATCCAGCTTCTGGGAGGCCGGTATTTGGATTAAGCGTTAATGAGCCACCATGAGCTTGCGCTAACTTTTGGAGCGCATCAAGTTCACCACTTGTCATGTGAACTAATTGGTCATCTTGACCTCTGCCATGGGCTTGTAAGTGTTGTGCGGCTAGTTGTAGGCTCATAATTTAATTATCCTGTCAATGTATGACATATTAAAGGTTTTTAGACAGTTGCGCCACTAGAATTTACCCATACAGTACCTTTGTACCAAATAGGAATTCCTAATGTTGTATCAAAGTAAGTAGTTCCAATTTGTAAATTTGTTGTAGGGCGATTTGCTGTTGTACCATGTGCTGGCTTTGTTACATTTTGTGTAAAGTTATCTATCTGATTAAAATATAAACGCAATGCATTTAAAAACATAGCTTCATACTCTGCAGAATATTCCTGCTGTGCTATTGGCAAGTTGGGCGCAATAGTATTAAGTACGGTGTAATTAACGCTCATCGTCTACCTGCTGGTTTAAGATCAATACGTGGAGTACCCAATTGCCATGCTACACCTAATCCAGTTGATTTAATTTGAAATGCCATTTGACGGCCACGCAATCTGGTATAAACCTGACCTGTATACTGTTCAATCGTGTATTCAGAAAACGTTTGATAGTTATTAGCACTTGTGACTGTATCAATATCTGACGGCACATATGGCGCACCAGAATTTTGACGGCCATACAATGTCATTGTAACTGATGGCTGGTTTACTGTAGATCCATTAAAATTAACGTCAGGAAGCATACGCCATACGAATCCCAGGTGGTCTCCAGCCTCAATGCCAAAGTCCGAAGATTGTACATATGCAGTAATAGGTTGCGGTGAAGCTGTTGATACGTCATCGGTTCCTACCTCATGATAAAGTAAACGATTGTTATAATCAGCTGCAATAGGCTGTGGTTGAATACCATATTGCAACCATGCTGTTCTAGCCATCGTACCATAAGACCATACTTTGTCTAGGTAATTATAGATGACATATTTATCAACGGTATTGTTGGTGCTTTCGTTGCTGACATAGAACCACCAAACTTCATTAAATGCCTCATTAGCGCCAGCAAAGATTTGGAATGACTGATCTAAATTAATATCATCAAAAATGTATTGACGTAATGAGCAAGGCAATGTTTGCACAGTACCTGCATACATATAGAACTTACCTTTACCAATCCAGTAAGTGACGTTAGCTACCGTGACTGCTGAGTTTGGAGAAAGGATAGAGATATTATCCATCAATACTTGAAAACTAAACACATAAGGATATCCAATGTATTGCATTGAATATAAACAAGAATCTGTCCAGATCAAGTTTTCTTGACGGGTTGCTTGTGAGGTTATAATGTATGACCCATTAGTTAAAGCAAACTCACCAGATTGATTAGTTGATGCAGGCACCCATTGTGTTGGATTTGCTTGGTCGGACCATCTCACCAACATAGGATTAAATACTGTAGACAATGTACCGCCATTATAGGAATTAGATCCCATAGCAATTAAGAATTGCTGAATAGATGATGTTAATACCTGGAATGTTTGTGTTGGGACAAAGGTCGCATTATTGCCATTTAAAGTAGCTAGTGATGATAATGTCACAGCTCTTGTATTCACGCCATT